TCAAACGCCGATGTATGAACAGCAATATATGCCAGGTCAAGAAGGATTTCTTTCTAAAGCTGGTACAGGATTTATGGAAGGGCTAGGTTCTGCTACACCTGCTGCCGCTACTGGTGGAATGGGTCCATTAATTTCATGGTTAAAAGGTCTTTTCGCACATTAAGGAGATAGAATGCCTTTACAAATATTGCCTCGTGAAACAAATTGGGGCGAATCATTAGGCGGAGGCCTTGGAAGAGGTCTGTCAAGCGGCATGCAAGCACTCGCAAATATGAAGATGCAGGAATATGCACAAAGACAACAAGCTGCAAAAAACGAAGCATTCTTTAATACATTGCCTGGCATGACACCAGAAAAAGCTAAGGCGTGGTCGGATGCGCCACTTGGCTTGCAACAAACTGGTTTAAAAGAGCTGATGAATGCACCGCGCAAAGAAGCATTTTCTACAGGATTGGGATTAATTAACAAATTAGGACAACCAGGTCAAGCATCTGATATTGATCAGCAACAACTGCAAGAAGCATTATCTAAAATGAATGCTGAAGATCAATATAAAACCATGCAACTAATCAATCAGCAAGAAGCAAATAAAATAAATGCAGCGGAAAAATTAGAAAAATCCCAACGCGCTAATAAAGAACTGGAACTTCAGGAATCAAATAAGATTACTCCATTCATAAAAACTGAACAGACTACCTCTAGTATAATTGGAGATGTAGGCAAAGATGCAAGAAGAATAAAACAAATTCTAATGAGACATAAAAAGGATTGGCCTAATTGGATTTCTGGGCTAATTCAGGGAGCAGCCGGTGGTAAGTTAACATTTAATCCAGAAATGAGAGAGTTTTATAAACTTACTTCTGCTCTGCCTGTTAAATTAGGAAATGCCTTAAAAGGACAGCCTACTAATATGAAAATCAAATTGGTAGCAGAAGGCAAGCCGGATATATCATCTCCTTGGCAGACTAATATGGATTTAGTTCAAACCCTTATAGATGCCGATGAAGAAAATAAAAAAAGAACTCTTTTTAGAATTAAACAAAAAAAGAATGACAAATATCCTGTAGATATAGATCAAAGAATGGCAGATTATGACGCTGCCGTTAATTCTCCTGAAGAATATCCAGAATTCTTCGAAAAATATCCTCGATTTAAGCCTAAAAATATGGCGCAACCTTCTGCACCAAAAGCAGCACCTGAAGTTAAGGTTGGTGCTAAATTAGATAAATTGCCGGCGGCAAGTGAATATCCTGGCATGGAAGGCATGTGGAACGGCAAGAAAGTAAAGTCTGATGGTAAATCTTGGAGGGCAGTATAACTATGCCTTTTGAAGTAACTAAACTCGGCGAACAACCAAGTGGCCGCTTTGAAGTAACCAAATTTGGAGAAGGCACAGCTCCTATGCAACAAGCGCAACCCGAAGAACCTGAAGGATGGGGCGGATATTTAGGCAGGAACTTGGGCGCAAAATTGCCTACTTATGGGTATGAAGCTGTTCGAACTGGATTGGGTGCTGGCAATATAGCTCAGCCATTAGCACGTGCAATGCTGCCTAATAGAGGCATTGTACAATTCAATGCAGAAGAGTTACGGAAAAATCCTTTATTTAGAAATACGCAACCTAACGAACAAGTTGATCTTACTCGTTTGTTGCCGTTTGTAGGGGGAGGAACTGCGCGGCAAGAAACAGCTTCAGTATTACCCAAAGTAATGACAGAACAAAGACCTGAAGATTGGTGGCCTGAATTTCTCATGAGCAAAGCAATTCCTTTGGCCTTGAATTTTCCGAAATCTTTGCCAGATGTTTTGCAGACTTTAGCTATGTATGGTGGAGGTAATTTAGCATCAAATATTATGGGTTCAGTTGCGCCATCAATCACTAAGAACGAAGATCTGCAAGAATTCTTAGAACAGGCTGCGGGTCTTGCTGGAGGACATTATACAGGCAAAGGAGTACGCGCATTAATGGAAGGTGCGACAGGAAGATTAGCGCCACGAGTAGAAGCGCATGAAAATGAATTGTTGAATAAGGAGATCGCAAAAGCTGAAGAACAATATCAAGCTCAGAAAACTGCTTACGAACAAAAAGAGCAGCAACGAGTTGAACAAGAAAAAGGTGCTACGGCTAAAATATACGCTCCAGCTCTAGAAGAGGCGCGTGCGCAAGAAGCAAAGATAATTAGTCAGTTGCCAAAAGAAAAAGATGCATTCGAACAAGGCAAGAGGGACCGTATAATCGCGGTAAATAAAGAAAAATATGCCTTTGAGCAAGAAAAGAAAAATCGTGTGTTAGAAACTCAGAAGGAAATAGCAGCATACGAAGACAATATAAAATCGTTATCCCAAAGACAAAATGAAGCTTATAAAGCTTCCGAACTAGTTAGAAATGGAGATTTGACAGGAGATGCTGAGCCAGTCATGGATGCAGCAAATAGAGCTGCCAGAATAAGCGGTTTGAGTGCGAGCGATGAGGCAGCTGTACGTAAAGCTACCGAGCAAGTTGAGGGCGCAATAACTGACGATACTATGACACTTGAAAAGGCTATAGAATTACAAAAGAATTTTAATGGACAGTTATATCCAAAGCCAGCTGCAAGAAATGAAGCCCCGACAGAAGTTAGTAAGAATTTTAAACGTGCTATGGCTCCTATAATTGATGCGCTTGGCAAATTTATTGAAACGACGGGCGGACAAGAACATTTTAAACCTTGGTCTGAAGGCGAAGAATTAACAAGAACAATCTCTGATTTAAGTAAAAACAAAAAGAAATTTGTTAAATCCAAGACAGATATAATCAAGAGTATAAATGCAGAAAAATTTCCTGCTTCAGATATGATCAAGAGCATAAATGCAGAAAAATTTCCCCTAGAAAGGCAGAATGCTCTCGAATCGCAAGCGCTGCAAGTAAAGCATCAACGTTCACAACTGGAAAAAGAATATAACATTGCTATGAAACAAATAGGTCCAGTGACATGGGAAAAATTAATGCGCGATGAGCGTAGTCAGCAAAAGTTAGAACAAAATTTCATTGATGCGGCGACTGAATCATTTGAAAAAACTGAACGTCCTGCAGGCACACTCGATACTTCAATAAAAGTAGGTCTTGGAGCCGTTGGTGCTGTATTAGGATATTTAAAGTTAGGACTACTAGGAAGTGGCCTTGGAACGTTAGGGGGCTTTATTGGCAAAACAGCCTATAACCAAATCGGTTATGCCCGCAAGGTATTCAAGAAATATCCAAGTGTTAAAAATGAAACATATAAACTTATCAAAGATGCTACGCGTTTGACTCCCGAAAGATTAGCTTTGCGCATGTCGAGCCTCGGACATAAAGTAGAAGCAATTTATGATAAAATAGAAGATCAGGAAGATTAAAAATTTCCTCGGCAGCATTCGATAAAAAGTATTAATAATCCAGCGATAATTCCAGCAGCTATCGCTTCACTTAATGGATACATATTGTCCTTTTAAGCGTTATTGTTATCTTCGTCTTCAAAACGCTTCTCCTGTGCAATACGCTGTACAATAGCCTGTGATATCCATCGCGCCATGGTGACATTTCTTGCAGCAGCGCGCACCTTCACTTCAGTATGTAGATTCTTGTTTATCCATATTGAGAATTGACAGTCTGCTGTCTTTTTTATTTCCATCCACTTTTTTCTTTTTAATATCGTACTTTCTTTTAGTTTAGCCATAATCTAAGTATATATACTATAATTATAGATGTAAATAGCTAGTTCCCTTTATTTTAAGTTTCACCGGCTGTTAACTGCGCTTGTAGTCTATTAATCTCATATCATGGAGAAACTATGTCAGTTAATCAGCGTCCTCAAGTAGCATATGGGTTGTCACAACCTGATTTTGCTGCAGCACCGCAACCAATTATATCCGTTCGCGTTCCAACAACTAAAGATTTTGCCCAAATAGGCACTATCTGGATTGATACTGTAACAAATGCAGCCTATATATTGACTTCCGTAACAGACAATTCAGCTAACTGGTTAAACATTTAAGGATCTGGCATGTCAACCAATCAACGCCCCAAAACAGCCTATGGTCTATCACAGCCGAACTTTGCTACAAGCCCGATGCCTATTGTCACCACAAGAGCGCCTCTATCTTCTGATATGTCAGAGATTGGTACAATCTGGGTTAATACTGCAACCAACAATATCTGGGCATTAACATCAGTAGTTAACAATATTGCCTCATGGCAGCCTCTTGGCATTGTCGATTATGGAACAGCTACTAATGGCGAACTTCTTATTGGCGCTACTGGATCTATTCCTGCATGGGCATCATTGACCTCGACTGATGGATCGATAACATATACTGTAGGAGCGCATTCGCTCGATCTTAAGGCTAATGCAAGTGCCGGTCCTTCATGGACAGTCGTAACGGGCAATACAGGAACATTGGCAGCCAATAATGCCTATCTCATTAATAATGCTACGCCTGCGCATCTAACTACAATGACATTACCCGCTGTTTGCGCCGTAGGGTCAACAATAGAAGTCGCAGTTTATACTTATGGCGGCGTATATATAGCTCAAAATGCTTCGCAATATATAGTAATGGGTTCCAGCATATCAAAAGCCGGAACCACAGGCTACCTAACTTCTACTGGATATTATTATGCATCAGTTAAGTTGTTATGTGTTGCAGCCAACACGGTATTCCAGGTGATCAACTCGCAATCAAGATGGAATTTAGGCGTAGAAGGCGCCAGTTAAAATATTATATAATAGGAGAATATTATGCCAGTAATACCTATAGCATGTACGTCGATAGACAATTATACCGAGGCCCTAGAATCTGTAACTGCTATAACTGTAGATTCTGGAAATTTGACGCTGACTGCAGGGAATTTAGTACTTAGTGCAGCAACTGGTTCCGATGGTCAGATCCCAATTGCTGCTAGCGCTGGTTATCAAGCATGGGGGTCGCTTACGAGTACTGGTGGCACGATTACCGTTACACCGGGTCCCAATACATTGAATATTGAAACGACTGTAGTAACAGGTACAGTCGTTGAGACGTTGACTGGCAATACTGGTGGGGCCATACCTGCTGATAGTTCTCATAATATCAACATTGTAGGCTCAGGAGCCATCGAAGTACAGGGTGCAGGCAATACTCTTACCATTGTTAATACGGCAACAGGCGGCGGACTTATATGGTCAACAGCTACCGGCAACACTGCAATGGCAGTTAATCATGGTTATGTAAACAATAATGCCTTAGGTCAAACGACATTTACATTGCCATCTACTGCATCAGTCGGGGATACAATCGCCATTCTGGGATACAGTGCAGATGGCTGGACTATAATTGAAAACACAGGACAGAGTATAATACTTGGCGAACAAACTACTACAGTAACAACTGGCGCTATAACTTCAATATTTGGCTCAGACGGACTTTATTTGGTGTGTATTATTCCGAATACGACTTTTTATGTTATACCTTTACAAGGGAATGTAATAGTTTCCTGAAGGGATATTTATGGCAACAATAACTAATTCTCTCAATAATGCGACGAATTTTCTTACATCAACAACTGGTCTTACTGCGACGACTGGTGATATAACAGCAACATTAGGTAATGTCGTACTAACTGAAGGACAATTAATACTCGGAACTTCATCTGGCACCGATGGTCAAATACCAATTGCTGCTAGTTCAGGAAATCCATCTTGGGCGACACTAACAAGCACTGGTGGAACTATAACATTCACTCCTGGTGCTAATACATTGAATCTTGAAGCTGCTGGAGGCGGCATAAAATGGTCTGCTGTGACCTCGGATTTAACTGCCTCTTCTAACACTGGCCTAATAACTGAGAGCGGTTCCAGGCTAGTAGTTACTCTTCCGGCAACAGCTGCTCTTGGAGATGTAGTTATCGTGCAAGGCTTTGCTAGTGGCGGCTGGCAAATAGCGCAAGGTGGAGATAATACTCAAATCTTTCTTGGCAATCAAGCTACTGCTCCAGGAGCTGGCAACGGATATTTAAGTAGTACTCAAGAGGAAGATAGTGTTTCGTTAGTATGCGTAGAACCTGTCGGTAATGTTTGGTGTGTATACAGCTGCATCGGTAATATTCTTGTTTATCCATAAAGCGGAAGTATTAGTTGCTATATGAATGCTGGTGATACTATGGAAATGATATTTTCTGCAGGCCTTACTCCTAAGACTATAAGTATATCCGGCATGACGGGGTACGGCCCAGCGCCATTTTTTTCTGGCAATCTTATAATGGCAATTTAAGGAGACAATATGACTGTAGTAAGTAAGATTCACAATATAAGGCCACAGCAGACATATGGCCTTACTAACTCAATATATTCAGCTGCACAGAACCCTATGGTTATTCCAAGGCATCCGCAAGTAACAGACTTTGCTTTCTTGGGAACGCTTTGGATTGACCCAACAGATCAATCAGCATGGGTGCTAGTAGCGATATTAGCCAATCAAGCACAATGGATACCTGTTGGGGTAATTAACGATCTTGGTATCGATGGTGTAGTTGTTACCAATAATGCCGGTGTACCATCATCTGTTAATGGTACTACCCAATGGCAAGTGCTCTTTGCCAATCCGGGCGCCTCTCCAGCTTTTGGCTCGATACTACCTGGCACCGGTATAACTTTCGATGAAACAGTAGCCAATCAGATTACTATTAATGCAACCAATGCTGGCACTATAACGGCTGTCAATGGTACGGTCAATCAGATAGATGTTAATACGGTGGCAGGCGTGGCGACAGTCTCGTTGGATCCTGTTGTCATAGCCCCTGGAAGCGTTCGAGCGACCACTGCCTTGCGAGGTAATACATTGACGGTAGATAGCCAAACGAATGGCGTGCTGACAACAAACGGAACTGGCGTCGTAGCAGCTTCTAATGGAACCAATGGGCAAGTGCTTATCGGCGGAGGCACAGCACCTGCATGGAACACTCTTACAGCAGGATCTAATATCACTATTACCAATACGGCCAATGGAATAGCCATAGCAGCTTTCGCGACTGCAACTAACTATGGATTCTCTGCGCATCAGAGTGCGAATGTAGATAATGCGACTGGCGATTGGACTGCATATAATATAATATTTGATACCATTGACTACACTGACGGAGGCTATGATAATACTACTGGAATATATACTGCACCGGTGGCCGGACGCTATTTACTAGCCGGAACTATAAGCTTTTATAATCTTCAAGATACTCACGTTGAAGCTCACTATGTGGTTCAACTCAATGGTGCAGAGAAAGCGGAAGCGTTTGTTATCAATCCATATCCAATCTGTGCTCTTAGTGTTGATCCATATTACTATAACATTATGCAGACGCTGAGCATGATATTATATCTGAATGCAGGCGATACAATTAATTGCTTCTTGTCTGTAGGGCGTGGAACCAAAGTAGTTGGTGTACGAGGCGACCCATCATCGCGCCGCTATACATGGTTATCGGTAAATATTCTAAGATAGAAAGAAACGGGCGCATCAAAAAGAGATCGATTAAAACAAGGAGGACAACCTATGAATAACAGATCAATATTTAATATATTTATTCTTTGCTGCGTTCTTTTCAGTATGCAAACATTGCCTATGGAAAAATCGAAAGAATTTATATGTAATAAGATATGCAAGCAGGCCATTGTTCCAGCGGCCATAGTTGCAATTGTTGTCATAGCATTAATATATACATATAAACATTGTTCAATAAGTAACTGTTCGGAGCAGGGGACTCTGTCATCGCCGCCTAAAAAGGGCTATCCAGCAGAGTTACAAAGTGTGCAATGTGCATTTCAGCAAACGCAACAACAATTGGGGCAAATAATTCGAGCATTAGAGATCATTCAAACGACATTGCACGAAAAAGATACAGCAGTCCAAGAACTTACCCGGCAGCTCATCATAGCAAACAAGGCCATAACGGATGAGCGCCAAGAGAATAGGGCGCTGGCAGAACGGCTGCAAGAAGTGACGCCAAATGCACGAGTAATCGGCCTTACTAAACAAATAACTGATCTAATCGCAGAACGAGCAGTTCTTGATGCGCAAGTTAAAGGATATATGCAAGAAAATAGCAGATTAGGCAAAAGGCTATCTGAGTTACAACAAAGATACCAATTGTTAGACAGAGAATATGCAGGCATTAGCGCATTAAATACGGCTTTGAAGGAAAGAATGCCTATTGCGGCGCCAACATCAGTTAGACCAAAATAATACGCCCAGAGATTTCTCCAGGCGCATCAAAAAGAGTAGAGATGAGCACCAAGATTATTTCTTGGCGAGTATCGTAGTTATGTTTTTATAAGACTTAGTGTTTGGAGTAGCTGCCATATTGATCAATTCTACTATGAATTCTTCATCTTGCAATAGATCGCAGAATGCAGATTCCAATAAATGTCCGATAGGTTCCCACTCAGCTTCGTCGGTATGGCTCAATTGAATAAAGAGCTCACAAGGAGTATCGCTATAATTGGCTAAACATATAGTGCCGAATTCTGCACTATCGAACTTGTTTGGTATTGTATGCCTTACAATGCGGTTTAATGCCATTTATTTCTCCTATTTCTTTATACCTTTACGCAACGCTACAATCTCATGCGTTTTATCTAACGTAGCACGGTATCTATTCTTGGGCAAATCAGCTAATGTTTCAATACGTTCACGTTTAAGTAGTGTTGTTACCATATCAGGAAACTCTGAAAGAACATATTCCAATTCTTGCAGTTGATCTTTAGATATTCGATCATAACTTGCATCACTAGTATCATAGCTGAGATTGATATCGGTGCCCTTATCTGACTGGTTTCTAACAGTACGCATAGCTATTTCTGAATCGTCGTCAGTACGATCATTCTTACCGGCAATACCCAAAATGCTATAAGCAGCAGAGCGCTTTTGTGCAGCTAGAATGCTATCATACTCTTGCTGGTTATTCTGAGGAGGAACAATGCGCGACGTACATTCAATCCATTGCCCTGAATTGTGAATCAGGCGAGTATAAAGGATGATAACACCTGATTCCTCAACGCAGGGCAGTTGCGTAAAGAATATTCCGTTTTGTTCAAGAGCAGGTCTCACAGCTGCAACAATAGCTTCAAGGTCATTGAATTCCCACCGTTCATATGGATTAGTCTTGTTGAAGAACAATGGCAAATATTTCCCTTGGGCTTTAGACATAGCCGCAGCAAGCTCATTGACTTCAGCCGACATAAACGTTCGCTTAGGTGCAGATTTAACTAGTTCTATGGCGCGTTGTTCAATGAGTTCGTTTAACTTACCTGCAAAGTCTAATAACAGATTGAGTTCATTACTATCCATATTGCTCCTTTATTTTCCTTTATTGCAAAGAATTTTCATTATTTCTACAGCAGCATCATAATCTTCTGTTTTTATACCCATGCTTGATTCGATTCCTAATTGCTGCATAAATGTATCAAGAATTGTTTGATTGCCGTTGGCCATCTCATATAAAGCATTGGCTTGATCTTCAGTGATGCAATTTGCATCATCAAAATCAGGGTCCATGATTGGTACACAAAGGAAATTCTTCAATGCATAACGACATTGATAGGACTTTATAGCCCCCAATGTTTGCTGAATGGTGCCAGCATCCTTAGAAGATTTAGGAAGGGTAGTCATAAACGATTTGGGATAAAGATAATTGTATGAAGCTTTGAACTGACCGCTTGCATGAGTAATAGCTGTACGTAAATATACATCTTCTCCGTAACACATATCAGATTGCTCCAATTGGATATTACAAGCAGCTATTTTGGGTATCACATGATATAGTATGGCATCAAGAGAAGCATAGTCGAATTGTCCTTTGGCATTCTTGATAATATAATTCATACTTTTTTGGAATTCTATCATTGCCTGTGTTATTTTATCTATTTCATCAGATCTATATACAAAAAATTGATTATTCATTCTTTTTCTTTATCTCTTTTAGCTTTAACAGATCGGTAATGATTTCTTTCATGCGTTTATACTGATTAATATTCTGTTCATCGAATGCAATAATATCTTGGCGAAGCATATAAGCTATAGACATCAATAAGCCGGTCATTATGATATTGGCAAGAGCCAGCCACGCAATTACATTCATTTCTTCCCCTTCTTTATTGTTTTAGGTGCTACTGGTTCCAATATAGATATATCTTCAACGGACTTAGCCTCTACGGGATGTTTATCTTGTTGGACGATATACTCATCAATCTTGTCATAAAGTTTCGTCTGAGCTGGATTTTGTTCGCGTATCATGCGATGTACGGGTTTTAAGTAATCCCAGATGCTTGCTACTGCCCTTGCGAGAGCGGCCTGCTCTGTTTGATTGTCTTTGGCATAAGTATTGGCATAGTCGGTGAGTCTGTGAACCACATCAAGATTGCTATTGATAATATTTTCTAGTTCATGAAGCACTTCATTTATATTACGCATGTAACTCCTATAGTAGAGACTTTCTATTACACAACTACTATAATTATAGAACTTTTTTTCATGAATTGCAAGAGGATCGAGAATTATGATGATTTTTAACAGAATCTCTTGCGCGAACACGTTAAAGATGATGGTACAGGTAGCTGGAATCGAACCAGCACGTTACTTTAATATACGGAGAGAGCTTAAGATCTGTCGTATATATCCATAACATCCGGCCCCTTTATAAATATTTCTTAAGAATAATTATAGCCGGATGCGCATCCACTTCGCCTTACCTGTGCATAGATTTCAAGCTTTTTACAAAACCAAAAGCCGAAGTTTTTTAATCTCCGGCTTTAATTTTGTTGCTTACATCACGCAGTTAAGATAAATTGGTATCAATTTAAATTTAACTGTTATTGAAATAACCCCTTTTACCGATGTCTCACGTACGCTACCGACCAAAGTGTTTACGTAGAAACATTAAAAATAAGTAACTAAAATGTACAACAAACAACAAAAAAATCAAGTCCCAAATCAAAAAAACCTAAAAGATCTCAATGAGATCAAACAACTTAAGACAGGTAGAATATTAGAAACCATCAACTTGGTGGTTAATCAGTGTTTGTATTATAACAATAATTACTACGAATCTGAGGCTACTATAGCCAAGAGATTAGGTATTGGTACAAGAACGGTATGCAGGGCAATTAAGAAAGCAAGAGAGCTCGGTCTTATTTCAAGAAAGCGCCGCATTAACAATAGTAATATATATGGACTCAATCCAGAGCTGCGCCGCCCGGAGATCATAGATGAACTTGCGGCTATATTACCAGCACTTAGAGGCCTGCTTTGTTTATCGTTTTTGATACCCATAGTAGCACTATGTAATTCGGCATCTAGACAATCAATGCCAGATACTGGCGCACAATATAAAAAAGAGGTTATTATTAATGCAAGTGCTCTTAGTCTTTATAGAGAAACAACGAAGAAATATGGCCTAGTTTCAACCCCTGTATGGCACCCGGAAGGCACGGCACAAAATAGAGCAAGCATTAAAGAGCACCCGGACCCGGAAAGAATCCTTAAACAGGAAGGGCTTAGCCAGGATTCTATTGAAAGTGCTGTGCAATTCTTGGCGCAAATGAAGACACGGACTACAAGTCGCTATGTCAATGAGCAAACAGCGCGAGAGTTTAAAGAGTTCTGCGACCAAAGGTTATCACGACTTATAGAGTCAATTGGGAAATTAGCACTTGCACCAGACAAGAAGGCTGAGATTATTGAAAGACAATTGCAGAGCTACAAAGATAGGCTGCATTTCAAAGATTGCATAGCATTAAGACAGGAAGGTTATCCGACATGAAGTATCCGTTTCTTGAGAAATATGGCCAACATTCTGGCGATTATCTAGGACTATCTTTGGCTGGCGCTATCAAGATAGCTCCTTATCCTGAAGAATGTCATAAAGAGGCATTTGACGAGTATGTTTCGGCCGAAAAAATAAAGAAGATTACTATTAAAGATCCACTGAGATTCTATATCTATTTATGCAATGATTATTGTAAAACAAGATTTGTAGATCCAGATTTTCCTGAGCTCGTTAGTTTAGCGCACCAGTATAATATAGATGCTTCTACTGATGTCTATTTGCCAGAAGAACAGCGCATCCATGTAGAAATAGAAGATCATGCCAAAAAACAAACCAAGAAGCCCTATGAAGGAAATCCTTATCGGCCGGTAACTGGTACTTGGAAGAAATCAGTTCATGAATTTCAGTTTAGTCCAACAAGCACTCTCGACCATATAGCGGAATCTATTAAGCTTATAGGCTATTTAGCTGCCGGAATTCAATGTCCAGGAACTGCTGTTGTGTTGACGTCCGATTGCTTCGCTAAACGTGCAGCTTTTACGATTGAGGAACTTATGTCTCATGATGAACATTACAAATTAGATCTAGCCGCTATTATATCGCAAGTAGATAAATTTATTGAATATACTCTTGAAGTTCATAAAGATCTGCCATTTATAAAGCAGATTTCTTGCGCAGAAGATGCTAAAATAAAAGCGCATGAAGCAATTGCCCAATTCGTGCCAGTGTTACTGAGGCCGTTTATTTTAAAGGGAGCCGGCAAATGATTTCTTTGCTTTTAGCGCTTTTTCTAGCATGTACAACTAACGATACTGAGTTTATGACTACCTCCACTATGTCTGCCCAAGAACAAGGCGAATGGACAATAGAGCCTGAACCAGGCGATCTTGATGCCATGCCTTGTCCTTGGGACCAACAAGTAGACGAACAATATGATATTTACTATATTGATGGCGAGAATATTGAAAAAGAGACTAGCCAAAATATACTTGAAAAAGTTTGTGATCTCATAGCGACAACGCCGAAATGAGTGATACATGGAAGAAGTAGTAGTTTATACAATACCTGGAGCACCAATACCATTACAACGACCAAGACATTATGTAAATAGAGTTTATGATGCACAAAAGAACCATAAGCTAATAATTGGCATTAATCTTACTAATCAACATGGCGATCGGCCGCTTTATAACGGTCCTTTGTTGCTTAATGCTACTTTCTATATGCCTCTTGCCAAGACTCGTGAGAAACAAAAAGAAAAACTGCTTGGCACTCCTGACTTCTATAAGCCAGATATAGATAATCTTATAAAAATGGTATTAGATTGTGCCAATAAGATACTCTATAATGATGATGCTCAAATAACGGCAATAATTACAAAGAAGATTTATGGGGATCCACCTCGTACAGAATTTACATTGAGGACATTAAAAGATCACTATAAGGGAGACTTCAAAACATTGAAAAGAATAAAATAATGGCGCAAACTATCAAGAGTAGCACAACAAAAGCAGCCAAGGAAAAAGCAGACAAGGTCTATGCTACGTTTAAAAACCTTTGTTCTTGGAGAGAAAATGAGATGAGCGGTGCGTTCTTGGAGAAGATGTGCCAAGACCTTATCGCCTGGGCTGATTTGCCTAGTTCATTGAAGATTACACAGTTTATGCGCGAATACGGAATACCCGAAAAAACGTTCTACCGAACTGTACATAGCAATGCGGATTTTAAAGAAGCTTATTGGTATGCATTAACAGCTATAGGCGACAAAAGAGAAATAGGTGCTTTAAAGCGTGAATATGATGCCGGTACAGTAGATAAAACTATATCGCATTACTGTTCTGTGAATGCAGCGGCCGAAGAACGTAGAGCCAAATTGAAGCGTGAAGAACAAGGTTCGTCTATTGAAGATCTTACCAATTGCGTACAAGCATTAGTACAACAGAAGTGGGGCGATAAGAATGAAAAGGAGAATGAAGAGAAAATATAGGAAGAAATACAAGAACTGTAGGACAGGCTGTGGCTGCGATAGATGCCACATTGCATTATTTGGAGAACTGGTTAAATGAAACTGACACCGGAACTGATTCTAAAGCTACAGAGGTTTCAACCACGGCCGTATCAAGCAAAGATAGCTAAGGCCATAGAGGAAGATGGATTTAGGAAGGTATTGGCTATATTGCCTCGCCGTGCAGGTAAGGACATCGTAGCCTTCAACCTTGCCGTTCGACAATGCATGCGTAAGACTTGCACTGTCTTCTATGTATTTCCAACATATTCACAAGGTCGCAAAGTGCTGTGGGATTGCATAGATGACCAGCAACATCGTATCTTAGATTGGTATTGCCCTGATGAGATAGTTGAACAAAAGAACTCTTCAGACATGAAGATACGCTTCAAGAATGGTTCTATCTTGAAGGTCTGCGGATCAGACAATTACGATTCACTTGTTGGTACAAACTTCCAAGCTGTTATATTCTCTGAGTATGCTCTCCAAGACCCTAATGCCTATGCTTTTTTACGTCCTATCATGGTAGCTAATGGTGCCTGGGCGCTATTCATTACAACGCCCCGTGGCAAGAACCACCTTTACGATCTTTATAATGTTGCACTCAACAATCCTGAATGGTACTGTCTCAAGATGTCCGTTGAAGAGACAGGGCATATTCCTGTACAGGCTATTCTAAAAGAAAAGAATGAAGGCTTGATCTCAGAAGATCTTATTCAACAGGAATATTATTGCAGTTTCGATCTTGGTGTTTCGGGAGCATATTATACGCAATATATTGATAAGATGAAATTAAAAGGGCAGATAGGTCATGTAGGCTATGAGTCTGCATACAAGGTTCATTGTAGTTTTGATCTCGGTATTAGGGACACAACGGCACTAATATTTTTTCAAATATGCAATAATATTATACGTGTTATAGATTGCTATGAGAATTGTGATGAGGGCCTTGAGCATTATGCGAAAATAATCAATGAAA